AAATGAACATTAAAAAAATAGAGTGCAAAAGATGTAAGACACCCTATCCAGAAACACTTGTGCCCACAACGGACGGTGTTTGTGTGTACTGTAAAGTAGATGAAGCAGAAAATATACCCCATCCCGTTGAGCTAGAACCATCCCCTGTAGAACAAGAAACTTTTTCTAAGGAAAAAGCGGCTCAACGGGAACTTGCTCTTCGTGCCTTGTCCCGTAAATACATGCTTCCTTTCGTGGAACGGTTTAATCCTGACTATATGGCAGGATGGGTACACAAGGACATTTGCCAACGGTTGGAAAAATTCAGTAAAGATGTCACAGATAAGAAATCTCCCAGGCTAATGTTGTTCATGCCCCCACGGCATGGTAAATCAACATTAGCTAGTGTGACATTTCCTGCTTGGCATTTAGGCAAAAATCCGAACCATGAATTTATTGGTTGTTCCTATTCAGGTTCCCTTGCAATGAGTTTCAGTAGAAAGGTACGGCAATTGTTGCGTGAGCCCAACTATAAAAACGTATTTAGTGACACTTTTTTGGATCGTACCAGTCAGTCTGTAGAATCTTGGTTGACTACACGGGGTGGAGGATATGTAGCTGCTGGTGTAGGTGGTGGTATTACAGGTAAAGGGGCACATGTTCTTGTAATTGATGACCCTGTAAAAAACAGGGAAGACGCAGAATCGGATTTTAACAGGGAATCAGTTTATAACTGGTATACCTCTACCGCGTACACACGTCTCGCTCCAGGGGGCGGGGTGCTGATTATTCTTACTCGATGGCATGATGACGATTTAGCAGGCAGGTTATTGGCTTCTGCGGCTAAAGGGGCAGACCAGTGGGAAGTTGTAAAATATCCTGCTATAGCGGAAATGGATGAAGCGTTTCGTAAAGAAGGTGAAGCTTTACATCCAGAACGGTATACTAGTGAATCACTAGGACAAATAAGGAAAGCGATTGGCCCGAGGGACTGGTCCGCGCTTTATCAGCAGAACCCTGTATCTGATGAAGGAGATTATTTCAGTCGGGAAATGATAAGATATTATGATTCTGATGATATTGATCTTTCAAGGCTTAAATATTATTGTGCATGGGATTTGGCTATTGGCCAAAGGGATAGAAATGATTATACTGTTGGCCTTATTGTCGGGGTCGATGAAGATGATGTTATGTATATTGTTGATGTTGTACGTGGTCGGTTCGACGGTTTTGAAATTGTTGAACGTATTTTAGACCTATATGAGCTTTGGAAACCTGGTATCGTTGGTATTGAGAAAGGACATATTGAAATGGCAATTGGGCCTTTCTTGGAAAAACGTGTCAGGGAGCGTAAATTATATGAAGCATACTTTAAAGATTTGAAAACGGGAAGGCGAGACAAAGAGGCAAGAGCCCGTGCAATTCAGGGAAGAATGCAACAGGGCATGGTATACTTTCCTAAGGATGCTATTTGGACGGGGCCATTGGTCGCGGAACTTTTACGTTTTCCTAATGGAGTTCATGATGACCAGGTTGATGCCTTGGCGTGGATCGGTTTAATGATGGCGGAGTTTGCTATATATGCAGAAAGAATTGAACCAGATCCTTCCTGGAGAGACAGACTAAAGCACCTTGTCAAGGGTGATAATGAAAAAACAGCTATGAGCGCTTAATGGCAAAAAAAGCAAAACCAAAGAAAAATTTAAGTAAAGCTGAAGAGCATGAATTGGCTCGTACTCAATGGAACGCGTACACACGTGCACGGGACAATGGGCATCAGGATTACATTGCGATCGCAAAACGTTGTGATGCTTTCTATCGTGGGGAGCAATGGGACGCTGCTGATTTAGCAACTTTAGATGACCAAGGGCGACCTGCCCTGACAATCAATACCATTTTACCTACAATCAATACCGTGCTGGGGGAACAAAGTACGCGTAGGATGGATGTTAACTTTAAACCCCGTGGCAATGGAAACCAGGAAGTAGCAGATGTGCTTACCAAACTGTATATGCAGATTGGGGACAATAACAAATTAAATTGGATAGAGTCCCAGGTTTTCGCTGATGGCTTGATCCAGGACCGTGGCTGGTTTGACGTACGCATAGATTTTGATGACCATATTCAGGGAGAAGTCAGGATAATAGCCAAAGACCCGTTGGACATTCTTATAGATCCAGATGCCAAGAACTACGATCCACGGACGTGGAACGAGATCTTTGAAACGAGGTGGATGAGTCTGGAGGAAATAGAAGAAATATATGGACAGAAAAAGGCAGATAGGCTACGTATCACGGTCGAACAGGGATCGGTATTGGGTACGGACTCGGTAGAGTATGAAGAAATTCGGTACGGTGACACGTATAGTGGGGTACAGTACAACCAGGGAAATACGGCCAATCCGGAAGAAAATCGCGCATTACGCTCGGTTCGCGTGGTGGAACGACAATATTATCGGTTAAAAGAGTGTATGTACTATGTTGATTCCCTTACGGGAGATATGCGAGTGGTCCCTTATAATTGGACCAAGAAGAAACGAGAAGCCTTTGCAGATCAGTTTGGTTTAGAGATTCTTACCAGGATGATGCGCAAAGTCCGTTGGACAGTAACCGCAGATCTTGTTGTTTTGCATGATGATTGGTCTCCCTATGACCATTTTACTTATGTACCTTATTTCCCATTTTGGAGAAGGGGCAGGCCATTTGGCATGGTGCGTAACCTGATTTCCCCACAGGAACAACTCAATAAAATTTCTAGCCAGGAATTACATATTGTTAATACAACCGCCAATAGCGGGTGGATTATAGAAACAGGCTCCCTGAGTGGAATGGATGCAGATGATCTTGAAGAGCATGGTGCAGAAACAGGGTTGGTGCTCGAATTTAACAGGGGATCAAACCCGCCAGCCAAAATTCCCCCTAACCAGATCCCTACAGGTTTAGACCGTATAGCAATGAAGGCAGCGGCTAATATCAAAACTATTAGTGGTATTAGTGATGCCATGTTGGGTACGGATAGTCCGGAAGTATCAGGTGTTGCGATCAAGGCCAAACAAAACAGGGGAGCACTGATGATTCAGGTTCCTTTGGATAATTTGACTAAAACCAGACAGTATCTCGCGGAAAAAGTTTTAAATTTGGTACAGGCCTATTATACGGAAGAACGGTTGATTCAAATTGTTAATGAGTCTGATCCCATGAAGGCAAGTGAACCAATGGTGGTAAATGAAATGACTCCAGAGGGAGAAATTATCAATGATCTGACACTAGGAGAATATGATGTTGTTATTGGAACAATGCCTACTCGAGATAACTTTGAAGAAATACAATTCGCAGAAGCGTTACAATTGCGAGAGGTTGGTGTACCAATACCAGATGATATAATAGTTGATTACTCGCATTTAGGACGAAAAGGGGAAATCGCACAAAGAATAAGGCAAATGCAGGGAACAGAACCGCCAACTGAAGAACAAGCAAAAATACAGCAGTTCCAAGCTGAAATGGCAATTAGACAAGCCCAGCTAGAAATTGCTAAACTAGAAGCCGAAGTAACTAGAACACAAAGTGAAGCAGCTCTTAATACAGCTAAAGCACAGGATAAAACACAAGTGGACCCACAAATAAAAATTGCAGAACTGCAAGTTAAACTTCAATCTAAGAGAGAGGAGCTTGCTCTACGTCAACAGTTGTCACAAATGACTAATGACATGAGACGGGAGCAAACTGAAATACAAGCTGCATCTAAAATTGCCGTTGCAGCTATGAAAATACCCACAGGAGGTAAATAATGGCTAAGAAGAAAAAAGCTAATAGTAAAGCACCAACAAAAGCACCAGATGATATACTCTATGACAGAATGCCTGGGGCAGATCCTATTGAGGAGTCAAAATTCGAAGTGGATATGAGCTTCGATATGCCCAAGGATGCAGAGGAAGATGTAATTTTCCCTGAACCTGAAGGAGAAACAGTTGAAGAAGCAGAAGAAACGGAAACGGTCGCATCTGGAGACGAGGTTGCTCCTCAAGAAAGCACAGAGGAACCTGAAGCAGAAACAAAAGTTGAAGCAGAAGAATCGGGGGACAGTGCTTCAGAAGAAACAGTTGAAGCAGCAAGCGGAGACGATGTATCAAGCGATGATGAAGGGGCTGAAGGAGAGACTGAAGAACCAGTAGTTAAAAAATCTAAAGCACCTATGGTGCCCAAAACCCGCTTAGATGAAGTTTTAGCTAAAAATAAAGCTATGCAGAAAAAGATTAAAGCATACGAAACTCAAGAGGCGCAAAAAGCAGAAGCACCTCAATATGATTTTAGTACCAAAGAATCTGAATATCAGCAACTTGTTCTTGATGGTGAAGCTGAAAAAGCCTCTGCCCTTAGAGCAGATATCCGTAACGCTGAAAAAGCGCAAATCATGTTTGAAGTTAATACTCAAATGGGACAAACGGTACAGCAGAATCAAGAAGAACAAGAGTTAATAGCAAAGGCTCAAGAAATAGAAGCAACTTTTTCCATACTAGATGAAAAGAGTACTGATTTTAATGAGGCATTAACTCAAGAAGTAATGGAGCTTCGAGACGCTTTTATTATCCAAGGATATGGAGCTGCGGATTCTTTGGCAAGGGCTACTGAATATACTTTAGCTGTAAAATACCCTGAATTATTGAAGGGGGAACCAGAATCAACAGAATCAAGTAATGGCACTGCTCTAAAGCAGAAAAAACAAAAAACAACGGTAA